CGGCACAAAAAGACCTCAAGCGCGCGGCGGCGATCGTCGAGAACGCGCAGCAGGTCGAGACGGCACGAAAGCGTGGACGTCCGCGCAAGAAAATCGTAGAAGGGAGGTATGAACTCAATGCGTGACTTTTTGAAACACATTGCCGTCGGCGGCGCGTTCATCACTGCGGCGGCGCTCTGCTCGGGGGCGTGCAATCCGTTTGATGATGGCAAAGACGCCATACTCGTCGAGGAAGTCTACACGGTGCGCCCGGGTGACACGCTCTGGGACATTGCGGAGGAGTACACCAGAAAAAACACCGGCACGCGCCGGTACATCCTCGAGTACAAGAGCGGAATCGAGGAAAACAATCCGTGGCTGCTTGATCGCAAAGGGATGATCTATCCCGGAGACAAAATCACCCTGACCTACTGGGTCAAAGGCGAGGAGGGAGAAGAATGACACAGTGGACACCCTGCTCTGAGCGTGTCGGTGGCATTTTGCCAATCTGGCGCGCGTGCCGTACGGTAGACGGGATGCGCGAAACAGACATTTCGATCTATGGAACGCAGGGGGATGCGTTAGAGCGCGCACGCGAACTCAACGCAAAAGAAAAAAACGCCCACATCGGCGGCAACCGACACGAGCGCATAAAGAATAAACCAATCTGCCGTGATTGTATCACGGAATAGGAGGAAAAGCAATGAAGATATTGAGCCTGACGCTTGAGAACTTCCGCGGCATCAAGAATCTAACCGTCAACTTTGACGGCAAGGACGCGGACATCTACGGCGCGAACGGTACGGGAAAGACCACAATCGCGAATGCGATCTGCTGGCTTCTCATTGACCGTCCGGCGACCGAGGAGGCGGATTTCGATCCCAAGACCACCGGGGCGCACAGCCTGCATCACAAGGCGAGCATGGAGGTCGAGCTTACAGACGGACAGCGGGTCACGCTCGCCAAGGATTTTTACGAGAAATGGACCCGTAAGCGCGGCGCAGCAGTCGAGGAGTACACGGGCAACGTCACCGACTACTATGTGGACGGCGTAAAGTCCCGAAAGAAGGAGTACGCGGAAATCCTCGAGAACGCCTGCGGCATCGACATCGAGCGTGTCAAGATGCTCATGGTTCTCGGGTACTTCGCGGACACCATGAAGACGGATGAGAAGCGCCGCATCCTCTTTGAGATGGCGGGGGAATTTACCGACGAGGATATTCTCGCCGCCAACGAGGAGCTGCGCGACCTCGAACAGTTCCTCTTCATGCCGGGGACGAGCGACAAGAACTACACCATCGAGCAGTGGAAGAAGATCGCCGCTGAACAGCGGAGCAAACTCAACAAGGATCTTGAGCTTCTGCCGGCGCGCATTGACGAGGCGAGCAAGAATGTTGCCGAAAACGTCGAGGACGCGGAAGCGCTGAATGCAACACTCCGCGCATTGGAGGAAAAGAAAGCCTCCATTGAGGAGAAGAAGCGCAGACTCGACAGTGAGGACGGGGCGCAGGAGGCGACACGCGCCGCCCTTGCGGGACTTGAGGTTGATCTTGCGACAAGACGTGCCGCCTACATCGAGCAAGGGGCGGCGGCGAATCGGGAGACCAACGCGATGATTGACTGCATGACCGCAGACAAGTTCAGCGTCGCGGATAAACTGGACGCACTGAAGCGCAAGCACGAAGAAAGCGTCAGCAGGCTCACACAGATGCAGAAAGAGCGCAAGAAACTCATGGAGGAGTACGCCGAAGTCGCTGCGCGGCAGTGGGATGCCGGGGCGGAACTTTGCCCGACCTGCAATCAGCAGATGCCCCCCGAACAGGTGGAAGAAATGCGTGCGGCGTTCAACGAGATGAATGCCACCGAGAAGGAAGAAATTAACCGTCTGGGGCAGATGTGCAGCAAGGACAAGATCGACGCGCTCGCGACAGAACTCGAGACACAGGCGGCAGATATTGCGGCAATGGAACACCAACTTAAGGAGAAGGAGGAACTCATCGGCGAATGGCGGGAAAAGATCACCACTCCGCCGCCCTTCGAGGAGACGGAGACGTACAAGGAACTCGCCACCCGCATGGAGGAGCTGCGTGATCGCCAGAGACTCGGGCAGAGTGTGGCAGAGGGAACGGCAAACACCTACGATCGCGACATCCAGACAGTGAGAGACGAGATTGCGTCGGTCAACATGCGGATTGCAAAGGCGCAGGCCTCCGAAGACAGCCGTAAGCGTGTCGGAGAGCTGCGGCAGGAACTCAAAAACGCTGCCGAGCAGATGGAATACCTCGAGCACGGAATTCATCTGTGCGAGGAGTTTGTCCGCACCAAAGCGCGGATGGTAACAGACAGTATCAACAAGCATTTCAATTTCGTCCGGTTTATGCTTTTCCGCGACCAGATCAACGGTGGACTGCGGGAGATTTGCGAACCGACGATCCGCAACAAAGACGACGAGTGGGTGGAGTACCGCAGCGCAAACTACGCTGCGCAGGTCAACGCAAAACTCGACATTGTGACGACGCTCGCCAAGCACTACGGCGTACATCTCCCGATCATCATGGATCAGGGCGAGAGCGTCACAGAGCCGCTCAATGTCGATACACAGCTGATCCGGCTGATTGTATCAGCAGAGGATCAAGCGATAAGAGTAGAGGTCAAGAACTAAGGAGGACAATATCATGTCACAGGCAATAGCAACACGCAATCAGACACAGACCCCCGCCCGCACGATTGAGGACTGGGTGGCGAGTGAGAACATCAAGCAGAAGTTTCAGGAGGTGCTGGATAAGGGTGCAGGAGCCTTCGTTACGAGTATCCTCAGCCTCGTTAAGTCCACGCCACAGCTTGCAGCGGCGGATCCGAAAACCGTCATCAGCGCGGCAATGACCGCTGCGACACTCAAGCTCCCCATCAACCCGAATCTCGGATTTGCGTACATCATCCCATACGGCAAAGAGGCACAGTTCCAAATGGGATACAAGGGATACATCCAGCTCGCCATGCGTACGGGGCAGTACAAGACCATCAACGCAGCGGTCGTCTACGAGGGGCAGATCGAGGACATCGACTTCGTGACAGGGGAGATCATCCGCGGCAAGAAAAAGAGTGACAAGGTAGTCGGCTACGTCGCCTACTTCGAGCTGATCAACGGATTTTCTAAAACCGTCTACATGAGCTCCGAGGACATGCTGCGGCACGCACAGACATTCTCCAAGAGTTTCTCGCGATCCTCCAGCGTCTGGAAGACCAACTTCGACGCGATGGGCCTCAAGACGGTGATCAAGCAGCTTATCAGCAAGTACGGAATCATGAGCATCGACATGCAGAGCGAGCTCGCAACTGCAATCAGCTCGGATAATGAATACGACCGGGCGGAAGCGCAGAACGTAACGCCGCTCGAGCAAGCTGCAGCAGAGCAGACGATCGATGCTGAGGCGGCCGTGATCGATGCGGATCCGGAACCGCATGCAGCAGAAGAGCCGGCCGCTGACGTTTACGACGGCATGGACTTCTAATGGACATCAAGATCATCGCGTCCGGGAGCAGCGGTAATGCCTACCTTATCGGGGATGGCAAGACGCGCCTACTCCTGGATGCAGGCATCTCCTTCAAGCGCATCCAAGTCGGATGCGGCTTCCAAACGAGCAGCATTGACGCCTGCCTTGTAACACACCGGCACGGCGATCACGCAATGGCAATCCCAAAGCTCCTGCAACGCGGAATCACGGTCTACAGCAACGCTGACGTTGCAGAGCTTTATCCGGGTGTAGAGCAGCTGGAGGCTCTCCAAGATCACAGGATCGGCACATTCCGCGTCCTGCCTTTTGAGGCAGAGCATGACGTACCATGTTTCGGATATCAGATCACGTCGGAGGAGGCGGGCGAAAAACTCGTATACATCACAGACAGCGCATATGTGAGATACACATTCACAGGCCTCACCCACATCATGATCGAGGCAAACTACGCGCAAGAGATCATCATTGACAATGCCAAGCATGAGCGGATCCCGTTTTATTTGGCAGAGCGCGTCATCCAAACGCACATGAGCATCGAGACCCTTCTCGATCTTCTGCAAGCAAATGACATGAGTAAGGTGCGGCAAATCTACCTCCTGCATCTCTCGGATAACAACAGCGATGCAGCAGCGTTCAGACGACAAGTGCAGCAGGAGACGGGCGCAGAGGTTTATATCGCATAAGGAGGATACATCATGGATATCACCATCAAGAAAATCAAGGTCGGCAAAGGAAAACTGGTCTTTGAATACGACAAGAAGGAGGACGAGGAGAGCCTCATCAGCACGCACACATCGAAATTCGAAGAGGAACCAGAACCAGAGTTCTGGCGCATATTCGGTCTCCTGAGCGTCGATGTTTGCAAAATCCTCGAAGTAGACCCCGGACAGCTCGCCGAGCGCATGATACCAACTGGCGTCAGCTACTCCACGGATGGAAGCGGATATGAGGGGGCGATCATCACCTGCGAGTATCGAATGCCGCAGGAGGCGGTTCTTTACCTCGAGGGACATCGCGGACAGGGGAGCCTGTTTGACGACGAGGATCGTGAGCCACGCAACGTAACACCGGAGGATTCACCGACACGCCTCGTAGCAATTACGGGCGGATCAATTAAGCAGATCGCGGGGTAAGGAAATGGCAGAACGCAGAATGTTCTCTAAGAGGATCATCGGTTCTGCCCGATTCCTCCGCATGCCGGGGTCCACACAGGCACTTTATTTCCACCTCGGTATGGCAGCGGATGATGACGGCATCGTCGAGGCATACCCGATCATGCAGATGGTCAATGCCTCGGAGGATGATCTCAGACTTCTCGCCGCAAAGGGATTCGTCAAAGTTCTCAATGAGGATCTGGTGACTTATATCCTAGACTGGCAGGAGAACAATAAGATACGCGCCGATCGAAAAGTCAACAGCATCTACAAGGATTTACTTTTGCAGGTCATGCCCGAAACCCCACTGATAGAGCCGCGTCAGAGGGCTGACAGAGCACGTCCCGACATCGTACAGGACAACCACGGGACAACCACGGGACACAAACGGGACGTCCCACGGACGACCACGGGACAACCAATGGACAACCATGGGTCGCAAACGGGACCGCATAGGATAGGTAAGGATAGGATAGGTAAGGATAGTATATATGCTGCTGCAGCTAGCGCGCACACGCGCGAGGATCCTCAAGACCAAGACGGACCGGATCATGGAGCAGTATTCCGAGCATTCTCTGACAATATCCATCCCGTCACAGGAGAGATTGAGCGAGATAAGCTCACAGATCTCACGGACGAATATGGCGCGCATTGGGTGACCTCGGCAATCGAAGAGGCCGCACTCTCCAACGGCCGCAGCTTGCGCTATATCACAACGATACTCGAGCGGTGGAGGCGTGACGGGTTCAAGGCACAAAGAAAGAAAGGCGGTAGTTATGGCACTGGCAGCACTCAAGGAAACGTGGCAGGAGATGGCGCGGAGAAGTCCCCGTATGCTGCGTACTTTGACGGAGATACGGTCAAGGGAAGCCCGTATGATCTGGGCGGCACGACCGAGGAGGACGGAGATTCTGCGGACGATCGGAGCACCGAGAGAGGCGATCCGTACAGCACAGGGGCTTCTTCTGGCAGCGGAAGCGGAGACGATCAAGCGAGCGCATGATGCGGAGTGTGCAGCGTGCCCGTACCGCGTAGA